GAGTGGTTGAAATACTATAACAATTATTAAGGATTATAATGGCGACTATTACTTACACAGTTACGGTTGCAACTGGTACGAACCAATATAGTGCAGATGTAGATAAATTCTATATTAATGGTACCGTTAGCCCCGTCTTACAACTTAAAGAAGGCAATACATATGTCTTCGATCAAAGTGATGCGAGTAATGCTGGTCATACTTTAGCTTTATCAATAATAGCAAACGGAACTCATGCAACACCCGCAGGTGTTGCTTATACACAAGGTGTAACAACTACTGGAGGAGCGGGTACAAATGGTAAAACAACTATTATCATTCCAGCTAATATTGCCACTCCAACTTTATTTTATTATTGTGTAGCTCACTCAGGAATGGGTAATACAGCTAATACGGTATCACCTACTTCTACAGTAACTAATTTATTTAATCCTCAAATTGATGACATCATTGAAGAAGCTTATGAAAGAACTAATATAAGAGGAACAAGAACAGGTTACCAATTAAGATCCGCAAGACGTTCTTTAAATATTATGTTTCAAGAATGGGCTAATAGAGGAGTTCATTTATGGAAAGTAAAACTAGCAGAAGTACCTTTAGTTTTAGGTCAAGCTGAATATAGTGTTGCAACTGACTCTGTTAATTTTCCAAATGATATAAGTTCTGTTTTAGAAGCAGCGTATAGAAATAATTCTACACCAACGGCACCCGCAGATATTGCTTTAAGTCAACTTAGTAGATCTCAATATAATGCAACACCTAATAAATTAACACAAGGAACACCTTCACAATTTTATGTAGAAAGAAAAATTAATCCTAGTATTTATTTATATGCTACTGCAAGTTCAAGTGTTTCAAGTACAACAACACCAAGTAGTTTTCAATTTCGTTTTTATTATTTAGCTCAAATACAAAATCCAGGAGCTTACACAAATACATCAGATGTAGTTAATAGATTTTATCCTTGTATGATGTCAGGTCTTGCTTATTATTTAAGTATGAAATTTTCTCCAGATAGAACTGTGGAATTAGAAAGAATTTATGAAAGTGAAATGTTAAGAGCGCTAGATGCTGACAACCAAGGTACATCTACATTTATTTCACCACAAACTTTTTATGGAGATGGAGTAATGTCATAATGGGAGTTTTTGCAAGAGGTAAACAAGCACTAGCAATTTCTGATAGATCAGGATTAAGATTTCCTTACACAGAAATGGTAAGAGAGTGGAATGGATCTTTAGTTCATTATTCAGAATATGAACCTAAGCAGCCACAACTTCAACCTAAGCCAGTTGGCAATGATCCACAAGCTTTACAAAATCCAAGAGTTCAAAGAGATTCTACAGCTCAACTTATTTTATTAAATTTTAATCCATTCGAAACAATTATCTTTGGTGGTAATACTTATGTTAATGTTTATTCATATGATCATCAAAGAAGTGAAGGAGCACAAGTAAGATTAAGAGGAGCTCCTCAAGTAATAGCTGTTGGCGCAGGTGGAGCAGATGCACATAACTTACAACAATTTGCAGCCGTTCAACCTTTTGATGGAGTTTCAGATATTGATATTCCAGCAGGCTATTCTATTTTATTAGGCAAGATTGATTCAACAGGAGCAGTATCAGGAGCAACAACAACAGATCCTATTGGTACTCCTGTTAATTATTTTTATTTTCAGGTTGCAGATAATGCAACAGTAGGTAATGTGCAAGGTGGTGGACCTGCATGTTCAGCAGGGCCTGTAACATTGGAGGCATTATAAGATGGCTTATACTTTACAAAATCTTCAAGATAATATTAGAGACTACACAGAAGTTGGAAGCACTGTTTTAACAGACGGTATTTTAGCAACTATTATTAAAAATGCAGAAAATGGAATTTTAAGAGCTGTTCCCACTGATCAGAATGCACATTATGCAACATCTAATTTAATTGTTAATAATAGATATGTAACTATTCCTACTGATTTAAGATCTATTAATTATGTACAATTAACAGATGCGGCAGGAAATCAAACTTTTTTAGAACAAAGAGATCCTAGTTTTATGGCTGAGTTTTATTCTACTCCAAATACAGCGTCTGTAGGAATTCCTAAATATTATGGTAATTGGGATGAAACTTTTTGGGTAGTGGCTCCTACTCCTGATACAACTTATGCAATTACTTTAGCTTATAATCGAGAACCCTATAGTCTTACAGATGCAGTCAATCCTGCTGGAGCACCTGCATCAACAAATGGAACTTATTTATCAAATAAATATCAAGATTTACTTTTGTATGGATGTTTGGTAAATACATATGGGTACTTGAAAGGTCCGACAGATATGATACAATACTATCAAGGGCTTTATCAAAATGCACTTACAACGTACGCAACTGAACAAATCGGTTACAGACGCAGAGATGAATATGAAGATGGCATGATTCGTCAACAATTAAAATCTAAATCGCCATCAAGTTACGGAACAAAATAATTATTAAGGAGAAAAAAATATGGCAAATGTAGTACCTTACGCTTTCAAACAAGGAATTTTAAAAGGATTCCATGATTTTACTACAGTAGGAACAGGAACAGGAACTTACTATCTGGCTTTGTTTACAGATGGAGGAGGACCCACACCACCTTACGCAGTAGGTGACACGTCTTATACTTCGGCAACAGCTAATCAAGTTGGTACAGTTGGAACTGGATATACTACAAATGGTAATGCTTTAAATACAGGAACAGTTGGACAACAAGGAAATTATAGTTATGTTGATTGGGCTAATACTACTTGGGGATCTTCTACAATTACAGCAAGATATGGTGTAATTTATAAAAGAGTTGATCCAGGAGGAACAACAGCTGACAATATCTAGTAGCAATTTTAGATTTTGGTGCTGATATTACATCAACGGCTGGAGACTTTACAGTTTCTTTCCCACCAGTAGTAACTGGTTTAGATGCAGTATTAAGTATAACTGGCAACCCGTAGGAGTAAAAATTAATGGCGTTAGTTTTAAACGACAGAGTAAAAGAAACAAGTACAACAACTGGTAATGGAGACATTACTTTAGCAGGAGTAGCAGCTGTTAACTTTATTACTTTTAATACTGGAATCGTTCCAACAAATACAACTTATTATGCTATTGTTAATCAAGGAGTAGCAGAATGGGAAGTAGGAGTAGGAACTGTAACTAATGCAACAACGTTGCAAAGAGATACTGTTTTAGATAACTCTGCTGGAACAACAGCTAAAATAGTTTTTTCAGGTGGTACTAAAGATGTATTTTGTACACTGCCTGCAAGTAAAGCAATTTATTTAGATGCTTCAACACCTCCCGTACCGGTAGGAGCTGCAAGTACAGGCTTTGCATTAGCAATGGCGGTAGCATTATAAGAAAGGAAAAAATATGGCACAAAATTTTAGAAACGTTTTAAAACCTGCAATAGGAACTGTAGCTACTCCTATTTTAGCAGCAAGTTCTTTTGATGCACTTATTGGTATTAGATGTTGTAATATTATTGCATCTAGTATTTTAGTTGATGTTTATATTGTAAATTCAGGAAATCACTATCTTGCAAAAGATGTATCTATTCCACCTAATTCGGCAATTGAACTTATTCAAGGCGGTGCAAAAATTAATTTAAAAAGCGGTGATACATTGACTGCAATATCTAATACAGCAAGTTCTGTTGATATTGTTACTTCATATATTAGCGAAATTAGTACATAGGAGGAATTATGACGGCAGTAGTAAATGGGATCCAGTACGTCGGAGGCTCAACAGGCCCAGATGAATTTATAAATAATCAAGCAGGCACATTAAGTGTCACTCAAACAATTGAAAACGGCGTTCTAGCCGGACCAATTTCTATTCCCGTAACAGTAACAATAACAGGAACGTTGGTAATTGTATAATGAGTAAAATAGAAGTAAACACAATTGACACACAATGCGGAACAGCCTTACAAGTTGGTTGTACTAATACAACAACAATTGGTTTAGGTAAAAGTGGGGATACAATCACTGTTCCTGCTGGCGCCACAATACAAAATTTAGGAACAGCAACAGGCTTTGGTGGATCAGGAGTAGTTTCTTGGGAAACAGCCTCTATTAAAACAACAGGTTTTACAGCCGTTACAGGTACAGGTTATTTTTGTAATACAACAGGTGGAAGTTTTACGGTTACTTTACCTCTTAGTCCAACTGCAGGAGATGTAGTAGGTGTTGCAGATTATGCACAAAATTTTGCAACAGCTAATTTAATTTTAGGAAGAAACGGATCTAACATTGGTGGACAATCTGAAAATGGAACTATTTCTACTCAAGGTGTAGCCGTAACACTAGTTTATGTAGATGCTACAAAAGGATGGATTGTAACGGATTCAGGTTTACAATCTTATGCTCCTGGAGCACTTTTTATGACAGGTTCTGTTAGTGGGGCTTGCAATACTTTAGTAACTGATGGAGATTATAAAGTTGCTACTTTTTTAGGACCTGGAACTTTTACAGTTTGTTCAGTAGGAAATCCTGCTGGATCAGATGCAGTTGATTATTTAGTAATAGCAGGTGGTGGAGGTGCTGGCGATAATGGTGGAGGCGGCGGAGGTGCAGGTGGATACAGAGAAGCAACAACAACTTATAGTCCTGTTCCCGCAGTAGCATCAACTTCACAATTAGCAGTTACTGCAACAGGTTATCCTATTACTATAGGAGCAGGTGGAGCAGGTGGATGTTCTCCAACAAATGGTGTTAATGGTTCCCCAACAACTTTTTCAAGTATTACTTCGGCAGGAGGAGGTTATGGAATAACAAATGCTAACCCCCCTTGTGTAGGTGGTACAGGAGGTTCAGGTGGAGGAAGTAGAGCAGTCAATCCTGCTCAAGCTGGAAATACTCCTCCCGTTAGTCCACCACAAGGTAATCCAGGAGGAGCGGGTTTAATAGCCGCTTGTACAGCTTCTGGTGGCGGTGGAGCAGGTGGAGCAGGTGGAGATACACCAACACTTCCTGGAGGTAATCCTGCTCAAATAGGAGGTCAAGGTGGTATAGGTTTAGATAGTTCTATAACAGGTTCTGTAGTTGCAAGAGCAAGTGGCGCTACAGGTGGTGGATGTAGAGGAGTACCAGGAGTAACATTTCCTTCTCCCCCAGGTGGAGCTGGAAATGGAGGTACAGGTGGTGGAGCTGGTGGGACAAATGGAACAGCAAATACTGGCGGCGGTGGAGGCGGCGGTGGAAACTATAATCCCCATACTGGTGGAATTGGTGGATCAGGCATAGTAATAATAAGGTACAAATTTCAATAATTATGAGTGAAATAAAAGTAAATAAAATTAGTCCAAGAGCAGCATGTGG